AGCACACGATGCAGGTCATCGTTACCAATTGTGTGTAAAACCTATGGATAATTTATCTTAGAGGCGAGCTATTACGGAGGGAGATCGTGTAAAGACGTTGAGTCAACGTCTGAACCAGAGAATTCTCCTAGTTCGTCTCTAGCTGGCGGCTCCGTCGGTAGGAAGGGGTAATCGCGAGAAACTCGCGACCTCTCATCTCCCAACCTGGAGCTGTCAGCAAAGAATTTGGCGGGAATGGTTAGATTCGGAGCAACGAAAGTTGTTCCGGTTAGTCTCCTGAGCTCTGCTCGAGGGATTAACGCCGAGGGCAAGAGGAGTTGTAACTCCTCTGGTCCTTTTGGCAACTCACCATCGTACTTCAAACCCCTAAGTGATTCAGTCTTTTTCAAAAACTGTCTCGCCCTTGTGGGTTTTGAGGTCTCCTTTCTAGCTAGGCCAAGAACTAAGGCGGTGTAAGGTATTTCCTTGTTACCGACTATGTTATTTGGACGCGTCAGATCAACGAACTCATCGCGAACCATCTTCCAGATCCTTCTGTGAGATGGTTTTGTTGAGTCGGCCTCGGAGCTTATGTCGTTTTCGACTTTTCTCCAGGCATCGTCTACCGTAAAGAGACCTTCGGTCTCTATACCTAGCTGTTCAGCTGTGTACTGGTCGACCCTGGTAGAGAGACCTCTCTCCCAGAGTTCAATTTTGGACTCCTGGTTGGCTCTCTGGTAAACTCTTTTACCTAAGAACTTTCTCTGGAAGTCCTCGACCTTAATGTCATCGAGAGGACAAGACGGTACGCCTAGACCTCCCAAAAGGGTAGGAGCATACGTTCCTGGATTGAGAAGAACTTTCTTCTCAAACCACGACGTCATGTTCGCCCTTAGGAATAGTGGAGTGTGATCGTCCAGCTTTAGTTGCATTTTTGCTTCAAAAGCCGACGCTTGCTTTCCGTATCTTGATCTTCTTTCTAAAGCTTTTATCTTTCCCATTAATGGGTCGGGTGATTCGAAATTATCGTGAGCCCCTTCTTTCCTGAATTGGTTGAAGAGTCTCATCCTGGGACAGTCAACAAAGATTGTCGAGGAGTACATTGGTGCAAGACCAAAGTCTTGACAGTAGTGCACGTAGTGTCTACTTATTCTGTACTTCTCCCAGGAGATTTCAAAACCCATGGATTCAAGTGCCTTTGGAATGTTCATGAGAGTTTCCACACTTCGGGAAATCCCGGTGTGGTCGTCCCCTGCACATCCAAAGTGCAATATAGCCCTTTCACCCCAAGTCGAGAATTGTTGAGTTTGCACTCTTCTGATCATTTGTGGGTCTAACAAGTCTTTCACGTTGCCTGTTCCGAATTTCGCGCAGTTCAATGCTGCGAGGCTTGATGCTGTTAAAACAGCTTTGGTA